CTTGCATCAACTGCAAAAGTTGTATTTAAATCACCAATATACGTGGCTTTAGCCAATTCAACCGCACGACTAATTACTTTATGTTGTAACAAATCTGGTATTTCAGGTTCACTATGCTCCCATTCACCATCAATTGTGAAAAGTTTAGGGGTAAGGTCCTCCAAAATAATAGGTCTTGGCTTTTTTAAATACGTTATTGTATAAAATTTTAAATTATATTTTGACAACAAATTAAAATACACACCGTTTTCGTCAACATCGTACCTTAAAACTTTGCGTTCATTAGGGCGTTTAAACGGGTCGTTCATAATACGATTGATATCTTCATGCGTCACAGGAACGATCGGCATCACAACGCCGTTTAAACACCCTTCAGAAGCATTTTCTGCGGTCTCTCGAACAATAAATAACATACTGTTGTCTTTTTTTACGTTATACTGTTTGAAACCAAAATACTGTTGTGGTGAAGATAAATTAACTTGTTTTGTTTTTATGAGACTGTCAAGATAACGACGTGTTTCCTCATCCGATTCAAATGAGTTGTAGTTAGAATTCTTGCCAGTATAATACATACGTACAAGTTCATCCTGTGCTTTTGTAAGAAACAGGCTCTTCTCATACTCATTTAAATTAGGTGCACCAGCACTACTGATATTGTTGTATAAAATATCAAATTCGTTATTTATCTCGTTCAGTGTCATAGATTATGAATTTAATTTACCTTCGAGTGTATATTTAAGTTCAGAACGTTTCGGGTTTGCAAGATATGCAGCTGCTACATTGATTGTGGGTTCACCACCATCATCACATAACGGACTGTTGTCAGATGCAAGATAGTAATAATCTCCACGTTTAGAAATCAATTTTTCAGCAACACATCTTTTAATCAATACCTTCACTTGCAACAAAGGATCTTTGGCAAACTTGACAAACATCTTGGAGTTACTTGTAATGTGGTCTTGTAATTTAGAAAGAACGGTTTCTGTTTTAACATTAGAGCTAACCTGTTTACCATCAAGCAGTTCAAGTAAAGTAATCAACACATCTCTATTGTCCATATATTGACCAAGCAACATATAAGCCTCCATTGCTGTATTGAGTTTCTTGATACCTTTCTTCTCTTCATCACCTTCCATAATCATAACAAATCTATAAGTCTCTCTAGGTCTATTCTCCATATCTTCGATGGATTTAGCAATATGTGCCTTATTAGCTAACAAAACTTTATATTTGATATAATCCATAGGAACAGACAAATCTAAAATGGTATCGTCTCTACCCAATCTTACTTTAAAGTCATCCCAAAAGTTATTCTCTTTCTTGTAAACAGACAGAGCATTCTTTTCCAAACCAAGAGCATATTCGAGGTAATCCTTCTCTTCATTAGTTAATACGTTACAGTACGTATTGCTTGATTGCAACATCGGAACTACATAGTCACGATGTGCGTTTTCAGCCATACCCCCATAAAGCACATGTTTGGGATTTTTCACCAAATTAGACGGCTTTACAATGTAACGCACAGTCACCTTCTTGTTCACCAAGCAATTAACCAACTCTTCCTCGTTGCTCATATTCTGATCGTTTTTTGTTTTTTTCTCTTCAGCCATTTTATATTATTTTAAATTATTATTCGCCTTGCAGAATTGCAGGAATCAAAGAAATGGAACGAGTGGGATCCAAAACAAACACACCACCCCACCACATCTTGTGGATCTCGGTAGAATCCTCATCGGTGGTCATGTAGTTAACATTAACCTCACCAGTGAACGGGTTACGCAGACCAGGGATGAAACCACGAACTTCCTCTTGACCTTTAATCTTGGCAAGCTGAACATTCGGTTGATCCATAGAACCGAGATACATAATATCGAAACGATAAGACTCAGCAACACCACCATCAGGGTGCATAATCTTATTACGTACGGTATCGTCATACATCGGGTCAATCTCCAACTTGATTACCATACCGTTGGAAGCACGGAACTCAGTAAATTGGAAACCAGCAGCCAATGCAGTCTGGTGCAGAGGAGAATTGGTCTTTTGAACAACATTGAGGTTGTCACCATTCAACTGGAACATAGTCCAACCAGATACATCGTTGAGAACAGCCTTGTGGAACAGTCTAGCACCACGCTCACCAGTACGAAGGATGAACGTACGATCAGACATATCCAGCTTATTCTGAGAAATCTCGAACAATGCATCCTCCAACAGCTTCAGAGAGAACTTGGTGTAATAAGTAACATTAGCCATCTCGGTCTGCTCACGAATACCAGCACCCATAGAGATAACGTTACCAGACTTACCAAAGTTCAGATACTCACCATTAGCATTTCTATTGGAACGACCATACATAAGCAGGTTGTTCTTGTGGTCTTGGAACTCGGTCTCCAACTGGTAATCAACATAGTGCATCCACATATTTTGAGTAACAGTCTTACCAGTCTTATTATCCACAAACGGAATACCAATAGCAAGCTTCTTGTTCAACATAGAACCGGGCACTTTATGACGAATACGCAGACGAGACCACTCATTACGCATAGAAACAGGAGCCATAAAGTGGATGTCGGATACACCTCTGGAGAGTTCTTTCTCAACAGGAGCATACTCAATGCTGAATCTCTTGCCAGGTTGCAACTGATCACCAGGCATACCAGTAGTAATACCAGCCATCATCTCAACCTTAACAACAGCGTTAGTGCCTTCCATACGAGGCTCGCCAAGAATACGAACAGGGTAAACCTCATTCAATTCACCAACGATAACCTCACCGTCAGAGAACCAATCCTCGGGGAATACCAAATAGAACGGTTCGCCACCAATACCAGCTTGCTGAGTAGGAGCAATAACGGTGCCATCCAGATTTCTTGCCTCAACCAACGGGATATTCTTACGAGAAGACGAAATTACGTCCCACGTATATTCATCGTCGGTGTCGAAATACTTCACAGGAAACTGATTCAAGTAAGTTTCCAAAGTTTTACCACGTCTAGTTGCGAGAAGTTGTACCATCAGGTTTGTAGCCTTCTGAGGCTCTCTCTGGAAGATAGCACTGAGGTGGTTGTCTTTAGTCAAGCCCTTCCAACTAGAGAAAGTAAGAGTTTGAAATTTTCCTAAATTAGCCATAAAACTTAATTTTTAATTAGTGTTAAATATTTAATGAATAACGTGAATCGTTCGATGTCTTATTAGTATATCCGTTGGAAACGTACCGAGGAGCACCCCCACGATTCGTCTGGTTTTTTAAAACATTCTCCAGTTCACGAATATTATTATTTTTTTCTTTCTTTACAATTTTATTTACGAGTTTGTCAAGATTCTTAAAACCATCGGTCAATGTGAAAATAGTACCAACTTTCTGCATAAACTCATTTGGATATTTATTTTGATAGTCTTGCATTTTACTATAATACCTACCATCTTCACCAAGTACAGTCGGCATCATGACATTCTCAAGAATTTTCTCACGTGTACGTTTATCAATTCTGACGCCCTCGAAAGGTTCTTCGTTTTCCATAACATTCTTTTCCAAATCATTCCATCTGGATTGAATTTCTGCTTGACGTTGTTCCTCTTGCTTTTTGGCTTCTTCAATCTTTCCTTGATAAACTTGTTTAAAATAGTTCTTCTGGTACTCAAGAGCATCCTTTGCATCTTCGATATCAGTTCCAGCATTAAAAGATTTTTCTACTTCTTTTGCTGCCTTTTGCTGATCAAATCCACGAAGGATAAAATCCATGTAGATTAACTGCTTTCTTGTATTCTCTGCAGTTTCATCACCATCTTTAGATAACTGGTCAACATCGATTTCCTCAAGTCCTGCAATATTATCTTGCAGTTGTTTTAACTCTTGGACATCTGCACCATAACCAAGTGCTTCATACAGTTCACGTTGACGTGCATCAAAACGATTGTTCATTTCAGTTTCAATCGCAGTCTTGAACGTATCAGCATCAGTAATGGCTGCCAAACCGTCATCATCAAGATATTCGAGAACCCCATCAGCCCGTAAAGCACTGGCGATGGAAGAATAAAAATCGGCTGAAGAGTTACCAGTATCGCTTTCTTGCTCAACAGGGTTCTCTTGAGTACCTTGATTATCTTCCTCACCTACGCTCTCCGAACCATCGTCGCCTCCAAACAAAGTGTCTGGATTAACGTAGTCCTCGGTGTTTTCTACTTGTTCATTTTTTTCATTCTGTTCTTCCGTCTTTGTTTCTGTGGTCTCTGTACCAAACAGATCCAAATCGGAGCCATCAGTAATGTTACTAAAATCTAATTCTTCCATACGTTAAAATTTATAAATTACTCCGACCCCAACCGATGG